CATAGTAAGTGCAACAGTTCCTCCAGAGGAAAGTGTAATTTGTTCAAAACCAGCAACTGCTTGTTGTATTAAATTTAAGTTTGTGTTTGTTTTATCTCCCCATGTACCAGCGTTTTCACCGGTTACCATTAGTTCGAGTTTTAAATCTGTAGAATAACTAGATGCCATAATTTTTATCTCCTAAATAATTTAAATAATACCTCATTTAAGCAGCCCGATCAACCTCAGTCCAAGTATTATTTACTCCTGGATTTATTTCAGCCCATGCAGTAATAATAGGACTTCCTACTGAAGCTGTCAACTGTATGCCTGTAACGTCAACACTCGCATTACCTACAGCTACTACAGAGCCTGCAGAGCTTGTTAATTGTAAACCTCCTACACCAATTATTTGACCTGGTATATCTGCGTGTTGGCCAAGAGTCATTGTTAACTGTTGTCCTGTAACTGGCTCATTAGTAGATTGAATTAAGCTTATAGACCCTAGGGTCATTGTAGCTTGAATACCTGTAACATCTACTGGAGTTTTAAGACCACCTACAGCAGTTCCTACAGACATCGTAGCTTGGATACCAGTAGCACTTACATTAGCATCTGCAGTAAATGTAGAGGCTGTTGTTAAAGCATCAAGCTGATCTTCCGAAGCTAATACAAATATATCTTGGTCAATTTGAATTGAAAAAGATGGACTAGCGAAAGTAGTTGTCAATTGACCAGCACTTGTCACTGAAACATTTACATCTGTAAATGCAGCTGTTGCTGGGAAATTAATTGTAGAAGTAAGTTCTTGACCAACTGCTTGTGCGGAGAATGCTCCACCCCAGGCTAAGTTACCCCAAGTTCTTCTACCCCAACCTATTCCAGTAAGAGTAGATTCATCAACTGTAACAGAACCTATTCCTGAATTTAATTGTTGTCCTGTTACGTCAATTTCTTGTCCAATAGGAGTAGATACAGTTCCAACTCCAATTGATTCAAGAGATCCTGTAACAATTTGAATAACAGAGGTACCTCCTGTAGCACCTGCGTTTGTTGCAGTTAAAGTTGAGCCTGTTACATCTACACTTGCGTCACCCGTTACTGATTGTAAATTTCCGATTGAAAAAGATAATTGAACACCTGTTACATTTGGTGCAGATCCAGAAAGATCTCCCCATTCATTTTCTCCCCAAGTGTCACCACCCCAACCTACTTGAATAATACCTGCAGCGGATACACTGCCAATGCTGTAGGTTGCACTTATTCCAGAAACAGTTAATCCGACATCACCTTGTGCTGCCCAACTACCTTGTCCCCAACTAAGTGCACCCCACGCATTTGACATTCATTCTTATCCTTATGCTATTCTTAAGATAGCAGCAGAAGTAGTAAACGCAGGAAACTGGATTGTAAATGTTCCAGATGTTGCAGTTTTATCACTTCCAAAATCTAATACAGCAACTGCATCAGTAGTATTTGAACCACCATCAGTAGTTGTGTTGTAAATCAAAGCACCTCTTGCAGTAAGAGTTACGTTTTGAAAACTAAGATCAGCAAAATCAGTAATAGCTACTGAAGATGAAACTTTAACACCTTGATTTACAAGAGTACCGCCACCCGCTGTATAGTTTGATGAAGTCACTTCATTTGCAGTTGCATAGTTTGTTGTTGATTTTCCTAAAGTTGCAGAACTTGTATACATTGCTAATTTGTAAGTATCAGATGATGTATCAAAGTCGTGCTTTCCTTGAAGTAATTCTTTTTTAAAAGAATCACAGATTGCATTTGTTGTTATTGCCATAATTATTCTCCTTATTAATTTGTGTTTGGAGGAGGTGAAGGTATTTGTACTCTTGGTACTCCATCATCGTACTCCGCTCGTCTTCTTCTACCCATTTGTTGAAGGGCAAAATTCTGTACTTCTTCATTGTACTTCTTTTCGTAAAGATTGTACATATCCATAGGACCTTTTAAAAACCTAAAAGCTTCCGTTAATACACCGTGTAGTAACATAGACTCTTGATACTTAGCTATGAAGGTTTGATTAGTTGAAGTAAATTCTGGTGGATCTTTAATATAATTTATTTGTATTTCTAAAGCAGTAGCAGGTACTGGTGCAACTAGAATATTGAAATCATCCCAGTTTGCGTAATATTTAGGAGTACCTGTAGCTCCTGTGCCGTTAAATTCTGATATATAACTTGTATCTCTTTTTTCCAAAAAAGTTCTATTTCCAGAACCATCAATAACTTGCACAGATCTTAATATTAAAGCATCAGATGGCATAGCTACATATCTGTTACTTGCTGTAAAATTAGAAGTAGCATATTTTCTTAAATCGTCATAATCAACTTTGCCTGCAATATCTAATTCAACGCTTCTTATGAAATCTTGAATAATTGCATCAGTTAAAACATTACTATCTACCTCAGTGTAGTTTCTTACTTGTGTTAAAAAATTTGAATGTGTTATAGCCATTATGTAATACTCACCGTTACCTTTCCTAAAAGTAAATCTGCTTGTCTACTTCTATTTTGTAAAGACGGGTCTTCTGGAATCATACTATGTAAAATTGTAGTTACTCCATCTCTAATTACTTCTACATATTGAGTTTGAAAAGCAAATTGACCTGGTAAAGTTAAATTAGCTATTCCAACCATAGAACCACCTGAACTTACTATTGTATCGTCATTGGGTGCTTGTGGGTTTATAGTAGATATATCAACTGGTTGTTGAAACTTCATATTTCTAGAATTTTGTAAAGCTATTGCATCCGCAGTATTATGTCTTCTACGTATTTGTGGATGTTTCGGTTCAAACTCTGAATAATGAACTAATGAACCATTCCATTCTTTAACCATTTCAGTGTAAGGAAAAGCCATTCCTGATCTATCTGAAATTGCTTGTGATCTTTTACCTGTTGCCCATTTAGCCATAATTATATTCCATTAGGGTAGAAAGATTGAGGAGTAATATAAGTTGAAGCTCTTTGACCATCTTCATCTAATGCTCTTTTAAGTTGATCTTCATAAATTAATTTATTTTGTTGTACAAGTGTTGGTGCATTTTTCATCGCTAAATAATAAGCAAGTCCTGCAACCATACAAGGTAAAAATCTAAATACCACATCAGCATCATTTGTATATGCTCCTGCATCTTGTATTCTTTTAATGACATAATATTTTAAAACAGTATAAGTATTTAAATTAGGTGCTTGATATAAATATATCTTAGGGATTTCTTGTCTATCTACATAGTATTGTGAGGGTTGTCCTAAAGCTAATTTGTTTGGTAAAGCAGCATAAGCTGATCTATCAATTTTTGTTAAAGAAACATCTTGTGTGTTAACTGTATTAGCACCTGCTGCTGTTGTAGATACAAAAGCTTCAAGAACATCGCTTACCGCGGCATCCACAGCGTATTCAGCTTGGCCCGAAACTAAAGCGTTTTCATGTAATGATACTTTCCAAAGGTGGATTCCTCTATTAGCCCATTCTGCAAATAATAAATTAAGACTTGTTCTAGCTGATCTAAGACTGTGACCACTTGTTGTAGTCATTCCACATCTTTCGTAAGCTTCTTGAATAATCTCTTCTATAGAAAGATCAAATGTCGTAGTCCCTGAAGTTGCCATTAATATCCTTTTTACGGTTATACAATTTCTTGGATTGTACCACTTTTTGACTAAACTTTGAAGACCTTAGGTTTTTTGCGATTAAGTTTGTTTTTAACTTGTAGTTTTTTCTTTTTTTCACCTCTTGCACCTCTTAGCTTGCCATCTATTTGAGCAGTTATTTGTCCTCGTCCTATTGCCATTATAATATATCCTTCGCTTTACCTATAATAGGTTTATACTTTGTTTTTCCTTCTTGTCTATAAGCAAGAAGATATTGTGCTCTTCTGTTTTCAGGAATCCAACTTGCGTGGATCCACCCACTGTTGGGTTCTCCGGGCGTGTAGTACTCGAGAATCAATTGATCTGTTTCAAGGTTCTTTTTTACCCAATCAGCTACTTCAGCATTATCAACTCCTACACATTCGAAATCACAAGCCTCAGCTTTTGCATGTTGTGAATTTCTAGAGCTGCCGATAGCTAGACATAAATCTTCACTACGAAATCCACTAGTCACCTTTACTCTGCCAAAGTGGTCACGTACCGGTTGTAGTATA